GATGTTGATGAGCGACAGGGCCTCGGTCTTAGCCGCAGCAATGGCACTCGATAGCGCGCCCAACTTGGCCTGCACGTTCAGGCTCAGGTCGGTCTTGTCCGCCTTGAAGAACGCGGTCATCTTCGTGCGGTCACGCTCCGTCATCGCTGCTTCGCGTTCGGCGGGGGTTCCCCCGAGCCAGCCATTCACGTCGATAGGCCCCTGCCCAACGTGGAAATCCGTATAGGCAAGGGTGTGGCCTGGATCCGACAGAAGCCACAATGCAGTGAGGCGGACACGGTACATATCGAACTGCCTCGATGCCTGGGTCAGCCACACGGCCAAGCCTGTCCCGTCGCGGAACTGCGGCTCGTACTGAGCAACCCGGCCCGACAGGAAGCTCAAGTCTCTACGGAAATCCTGATAAAGCCCAAAGGTATTCATCTCACCACCTATTAAGCAAACGCATCAGTAAAGACCCCACCAACCCCATCGAAATCAACGGTCAGGCTCTGTGTGTCGAGGAGGGTTACGTCCGATCCAAAGTCATACCACCCTATCAAAGGGTCCGCAGGGCTGGTTGGTGCGTCTGCGTACAGCACAACATACCTGAACGTAGCCACCGCTCCACCAGAAGCGGAGAGGATAAGATCAGCCAGGACCAGCTTATACGTCCCCGATGTCTGCGCGCTGGAAGTGATGGTCACAGCCCTGGTGGAGAGGTTGGTGTAGGCAATCTCCGTCAGGTTAGCGAGGACTGAATTGGTTGCCACTGGGGCGTTGGCCGCAGCACACAATGCGATTGTCGGGACCGCCGAGGCCGTGTTGGTGAAGTTATGGACCCCGTGGTGGAGGTCTTCGGTGAACTGGTTGAACGGATTAAATATGGCCATTTAATCTTGATCCCTATCTGGTCGTGGGTGGCGTAAGGCTATGGCATCATCTAAACGCGATTTGGGGAAAAGCTGTTGGTGCTTGGGTTCCCAACACTCAGGACAAACCATCAGGTTATTCCACTCTTTCTTTAACTGGCTATGATAATATTTAAAGCCGCACCTATCACAATGTGCGACTGTGCGTCTCTTGGTCATTATCTACGCCCAACAATTGTGACTTGCAAGTTTGCTTTATCGCGTTCTTCAACTGAAGCGTTTTCAAACTTTTCCTTAGCTTTTAGGGTCAAGTGCTCTAGGCGGGGAATATTTAACTGTGGGTCTTTGGCACAAAGCTTTTCCGCCAACCCCGCGCACATTGCCTCGTTCCAGCGGTATGGTACATCAGCATCATCGGTTAAGGTGTCAATATCCTCAAGCTGGCTCAATTTCCAATACACCACGTCATCGGTACTATCGTCCGGTACCGGCCAAAGATATAGAACCGGGGTGTACTGGCGATCAAGAAAGTATGAAGTTGAGAGGCCCGCTGTGGTTTTGCTGGGGTTGAACTGCCATTCATCCAAACTAAGGCGCGTAAGTTCAGTGTCCGCTCCGCTGCGCCTGTACACCGGGGCTACGATGTCAACCGTGCCAGCTGGGAGGGTGTAGCTCTGTGTCCCTGAAACCATGTCTAATGTAACCTGAGAAGTGGCCCAATAGTTCACGCCCTCATTTGCCCATTCAACAAACAAGAGGTTCAGGCTCCGCATGGCCGTGGTCGTTTGGTAATTTGTTAAAACCTGAGCATCCTTGCCACAGCGTTCATACGCCTCAACAAGGATCTGCTCAACGTTAAGCCGCCAAGTCACTGTTCCACTGGTAGCCACAACTAATCACCACCCGCTCGTTTGAGTAACACGTAGATTAGCAACACCAGATGTGTGAGCCGTTATCTGAAGACGTATAGCATTGACGGGAGTGGCATAGACCCCATCTAGAGCAGCAGTTTTCGCAGCAACAACAGAATGATTATAGGCCGTTGCCCCGTCTTCAGTAAATCCAACCGCCTGTAAATCGTCCATCGTATGTTGGACCGTATAAGTCATTACTCCAGCAGGAGCAAAATCTACAGAGAATCCTGTGTTAAAATTTTGGCCCCTATAGTTCAATTGAAACCATTGGCTCTCACACGTACCATTGACACCAAGTTCAATCGCCCCGGTGGACGCCGTACCGATAGACGCCTTGTATAACTTTTTGAAGTTTTTCAAGGCTGTGACCGTAGCCGCCGCCGTTGGACCCACGTCAGTCTCTGTCAGGGCGTTGCCGTAGCGATCTTCTCCAACAAATGTCAAAGTCTCCCCCGACTCATCCCCAGAACTAAATGTGGAAAGATGCTGGGCCTGGGTGAAGTTGATATATCCGTTGGTGCCGATTTCAATGGCACCGGCTGTCGCAGCATCAGGGGTGACAGAGACAACGGTATAGAAGCGCGCAGCACTCAGGACAATGAGCGTGGCGTCGGGGCCCGTGATGGCCTCGGTAATGGGGTAGTTATTGACGTCCGTGCCCACCACCGTAAACGTGCGGCCCGTGTCGTCAGCCGCGCCGTACAAAAGCACATGCACACCCCCCTGGGCCCTGAAGTCGGTCCCCCTGGCCCCGTCGAGGGTCATAGCGGCGGCACTGGTAGGGGTTTGGCTTGCCCCTATGCCGTCTCGGTCGTATCCTGTGGCAAGTGCGCCGTTAAGGAGAAAGTCAAGACGCGTAGCCAGGATGGTATCGGTTAGGGAAATACCGTTTCTATCAAGAGCGTCTGGTGTAAGAGTGATGACCTTAATGCGGGACATCTTTATATCCTCTCGGTAAACGGCGGGGGGCAGGGCCCCCCGCCTATGGGTTAAGCTGCGACGGTCCCTAACTGGAGGCCATAGATATCAACACCAGACGAATCAGAAACATAGCTCTGGATATTGCACATATTGCCGATATCAGCGTTTGCGGCTATTGTCGCGAGGCCGCCGATAATGCTGTTGTGTTCAAAGATGCCTGTTGCGGCAGCATCCAACTCAACCGCTAAGTCACCGGCTGTGGCAGAACGGTTCTGGATATAGTTATGACTAATAACGGCCCGAAGGATCTCATCACAAGAGGCTGGTGTGGTGTTGTCCAAAGCATGTTCGGTAAAGTGACCGTCGATCAGGTTGCCGATCATTACCAGATCGTCACACCCGTCAACCACAACACCAGAGGTAGAACTGGCCGTGTGCAGCGAACGGAATTTGTTGTTGGTAATTTCAACAAATTGCGCGTCGGTGGCAGTAAGATGGGTTGTGAACTGTGCCGTGGCATGAACCACAGTTTCGCAGCTATCAACAATACAGCCGTCAGCCGTGATCGTAAAGCAACTGGTAACGGTATCGTCGGTGGCTTCAAGTACAAACCTGATGTTGGACATAACTGAACTAGCGGCGGTCATAGCAACGGTGCCATCAAACACGCTGACAGTGATAGTTGGCCGGATAGTCCCGTGGCCCAGGCCAATGACCTGAACACCAATTACATCCATTGTGATGTTAGCGGCAAGAGTCTCTACATGACCCGCCTTGACCATAACCATATCGCCCTGGGAGGCGGTGCAGCGGCCGATGGCGTAATCAATCGTGGCAAAGGGCTGGTTTTGGGTGCCTGGGTTGCCGTCAGAACCTAGAACTGAGTGAACCCAAAAGACGTTTCCGCCATACGTATTAAGAACCGGCAGTCCGCGAACTGAGACGCCGCCAGAAAAACCATTGGGATAATTGGAAATGGGCATATGAAAATTCCTTGTTCAAGCGAGAGGTGTTCTCAAGTCACTGGGACCGAACGGAAAAAACTATAGCAGAGACGCTGTGGGTGTGCAATAAAAATCCCCCGGCGAAAGGCCGGGGGAAAAGTTTAAGGTTCAGGGAGAACCTTAAATGGTTAGGCTCCGGGAGAACCAAAAACGCCGCGCCAGTCGGTATGACCGAAGGCATAGCGTTCACGGGTCTTGTAACGAAGATTGCCGGTTTCAAAGTCCCCTTCCATACCCTTCTGCAAGGCGATACGCTGGAAGTACTTGAGACCATCCGGGCAGTCCGTTTTAATGAACCAAGCGTCAGTGTCGGTAAGACGCTGGTTGACGACAAAGCCCTGCGGGCAATAACCGGCAGACTTAATCGCGTTGATGTCGTTGTTAGCCGAGTCCACCCGCAACGAAGATTGCAAGAGTCGTTCAGCAACAAAAACAAGGGCAGGCGGGATAATAAGCTTGAGGCCCGTGGCAGCAAGAGGAATGCCTCGGTCATCTTTAACCTGAGAGATATTAATGAGGATCTGCTCAAGGGAAGTCTCATTAAGATCTGCAGAGGTAGCAAGCTCGTTTGACTGGTTTCCATCCGAAGTAGGATGGTCCGTGGCCAGCAACTCTTTACCATCACCACCAGCATATGCTGAATCGAAGCCGTTATTGAGGATATTGGCTCCGGTGATCTCCTTGGTGTGGTGCATGGACCGCGCGAGCGCCTTAACGTATTTGCGCCCAAGGCTCATGTAGAGATGGTCCTCTTCCGCTTCCTGGGTCAGGGCGAAAGCCAACGCATAGGTCTTATGCGTATAGCGTTTTGTCCAAACTTCGTTTGCGGTGTCATAGGACACGGCCCCGCCTTCAGATTTCTCCGGGGCTTCTCCGAAGCCTTCCATAAGGACGTCTTCCTCAAACGCCTTTTTAGAAGTATTGTGCTCGAAGATCCCCGTGTACTGAGTTGGGAAAGCTTTATAGGAAAGACCGAACAGGGTGTTGAGCCCTTCTTCCAGCCCTTTCGGAAATGATGCTCTTGGCATAGGCATGGTTCAGTGCTCCTATACGCCAGGAGTCGTAGAGTCATCACGCGAGAATTCATGCTCAAAGATCGTTACGAGCACGTTCGCGTGTTCACCATACGCATTTCCTGGAGATTTAAGTATACCGTGGAAACGGAAGGCAGCATTACCTGTACCAACCGTCGCCTCGAACTCGTGGCGTGAAATTCCGGTGGAGGTGTCCCCGGCCCCGGCAACATGGTCGCCCAAGAGACCAACGTCTGCGGCAGCAATAGTGCCCCCGGTCTCTTGCTGAGCAGCGAACACAATGTTCGGGTCATCGTAAACCCAAGCTACAATCTCAGTTGCGACGGTTGAAGCGGGCCAGTATTTGCTGAAAACTTGGTTCCCGGCGGCATCTACATATTGGCACCCGGCAAAAACACCAAGGACACGGTCAGCAGCAGCGGCGGCTTCAATGCCCCCACCGCCAACGAGTTTCACCACGTCGCCTTTAAAGATCCCAGTACCATAGGTACTCGCGATCGTATATTCACTCATGCGAATCGTACCGCCCGACAAATGTCGAACCGGCCAGAATCCGCGTGGAGCATCAGTATTAGCCATCACTCGATCCTTTCGGTTGTGAAGCTATCCATCGTCTTCCATAACCACAGAGGGTCTGGCACCACGATCAATACCTTCTTTTGAGGTTTTGTCTATATCAACCCCACCGGACTGAGCCACTTTATCGAGCGCCTGATTTACGAAACGCTGTTGGTCCTTGGTCTTGCCACGAAAATATCTGTCGCGAGACTGAGCTCGCTCTTCGGGCATTTCGCATAGAATCATGCCTTCCACCCCAACAACCCCTTCAAACTGTCCGTGCGCTATGGTCGGCGCATAAAAGTCTATGGGAACACTGTTAGAGGGCCTAGGAGTCCAACCTTCTCGTAATCTTCGCGCTGTATGCTGTGGCGCGTCTTTCCCCAGAATCGAGGTGGAAACCCAACGCTGACGCATCCCCGGTCTAGCGGGCGGTGCTTCCAAAAGTGCTGTAGGTTCCCATATATCTTCGCGCGAGAGATCCTCGCGATCCAGATGGGCTTCTTCTGCTTCTCGTGACGTGCGCTTTGTTGACATGATCATGTACCTCTATTCTTTTCAACTTCTTTAGCATATTCGGTGAGCTCTTCCTTTGTGCTGAGCCCCAACTCTTGCGCGGTACTTAATTCCTCACGAGTTAGTCTTAGTCTGTTGTCCCCTTTAGGTTTCCCCCCACGACCTCCTGTACTAGCGGCGGCGGGAGAACGACGACGGGGTTCTGCTTTAGTGTATAGCTCAGGAAAACGGACTTGTAAACGGTTATCTAGTTCAATGTAGTAAGAAGGATCATTTTTATCAAAGCCTTCTTGCTCCAATCTCACATCAATTGCTCTTGCCATGGTACTTGCATCTTCATTCCCAGGGGCATTAAACCAACGATTCTTATTCCACCATGTCATAGCTTCAGGAGGCGGAGGGGATGGTTGTCCGGGGGCTGGGGCGTGTTGGCGATCATCCTGGCGTTGGGCCTGTTGGATATTAGATTCGCGGGCCTCCGCCACGCGGGCAGCAGCGCGCATGTCAGCAAGCTTCTCCATAAGGGCGACTTGTTGGTTTGTGTCACCTTCTTCGGTAGCAGTCACCAATCTGGACCTGACCTCTTCATAGGTAGTCTTAAAGTCTTGGATCTGTTTTTCGGTAACGCCTGTCTCCAACTTATTTAGACGATCAGAAATGTCCGTTGTGGCGGCTTCCGCCGCCGCTGCGCGCCGAAGCGCGTCATTCCTATCTCTGGTGAGTTGGTCAATGCGCTGTTGGAACCGGGTGTCCTTAGCTTTTGGCCCTGGCTTATCTTCAGCTACGCCTTGTTTGCCGTCTCCGTCATCGTCATCGTCATCGATAATTGATAAGAAGTCTTCTGGTTCGGTGCCTTCGTCAGGCTCTTTATCGACGGAGGAGGTGAGGTCCTTGGCTAGGGCCTCGGTATCGTTTTCTTCCCATGCATCGGTCATGCCGCTTGCTCCTTATCGTCAACCAACTCCCAGTCCTCGGCGAGCATATCGGTCTGGCTGCAAAGCCAGGGGACCACCATATCGTCGGCAGTCTTCATGTCGACATGTCCATGATAATTAATTTCAGTGCCTTCGGAGTAGATCCCCAAAAGCGGTGGGCGGTTGACTTTGAAGGTTGAACCTGGAACCAAGAAAATAAACATCCCCTTACCATTCCAACCTTCGCGGGCGACACGGTGGCCCATCTTAAGCGCGTTCAATGCGTTGCTGAAATCCATTGTCTGTACTTCCTTTCTGCGCGAATGTCGCGGGTTAACTGTAGACCTTAATCATGGACGGGTCATCAACAACAGCAATTACTTCGTCATCGTTAATGAAGCGGTACTCTTCGCCTTCAATGTCCATCTTAAATTGGGTGAACTTAGGTACGATAACCCAGTCACCTACCTTACACCACGGGCCAAGAGGCCACGGGGTACCTGTGTCTCGGTCACAGTAACAATAAGGACCAAGAGCAACTATCTGGGCACAAATTTCAAGCCAGCTTTCAACGTCTTTGACGCTGTCTGGCAAAATGATCCCGCCGGAAGTTACTTCCTTGGGGGCTCGCTTCTTAATAAGGATTTTATACCCTCTGGGGCTTGGAAGTTTATTCGTCATTGTCTTCCTCACTTTCTGCGATGGCCTCATCAAGCAAGACCTCGAGATGTTTGTAGGCTTTCACTTGTCCAATGGTAAACCTGTAGTCTTCGAAATTCTGACATCTCCCTTCAAGGATGTGGAAAGATAAATCCCCCTTAGCCTCGGCCAAGAGCCTCTTAGCTCGCCGGACGAATACCTCGGGGATCATTTCTTTGGCTTTTTCTTAGGCTTTGGTTTGGGTGGAAAGGCAACGGGCTTGAGGCCCGGCTTCAACCCTTTGGGAAAACTCTGCCGCCCCATAGTCATCACTTTACTCCGTGGGTCTGTTCGCCAGCAATTATGGCGAGGGTTTCACTGAACTTCTTGTCCAGTGTCTTTGCCGCGTGGGCAAATTCTCGTGGGGAAATATCCTTCGTGTGGATGCCACGTCGGTTAAGCCAGCTCTTGGCGGCGCGTATTTCAGCGGCGGTTAGTTTTTTCGCCATAGCTAATACTCATTTGGCAATATTTGTTTAAGATAATCATCTAACTCAGGTGTAACCTCATTAAACCTAGGATGAACTGAATCTGTGTTATAGGTTGAATAATCAAAATAATCTTTTTCAGCCATTCTCTTTAAAGCTGACCGCCTTGGAATATTGTATAGTTCAGTAGGAGACGGGCTATATGGCGGCCCGTAGGCTCCAGGAGACATACCTTTAGCCGTATCCTTAAGAAAATTTTGCCCGTTTACTTCTAAAAATTTAAGCATCCAAGTAAGGTCTTTTCTGTCTATCTTTGGAGAAGAAAGCATATCCAGGGTTATTGCTTCCTGCTCAGGAAGACCAGGGTATTCGTTTTTATTCATAACAATGCTGTCGTGATTTTTCATACTTGGGTATATTTTACTGAAATCATCCCAAACATCAAGATCAGGATCAGAAAAAGTAGTGTCATTGGGGTGCGAGTGTAGCGTGTAGTTGGGATGATCCCGATAATTATCATCCCAAAAACCATTCTTCACGGGCTGCCTTGCTGCCCACTCATTTAGACCAATAAATTCTATAGAATCTTCGTTTCCGACTAACTGAGCATGGTCACGCTTGTTAAAGGGCTGACCGGGACCATACCCTCCCCATTCAATATTAGGATCAATGGACACTCTTCTGGAAGTGTTTTTAATTGCCCCCGAGGCCCCCCTAGAAAGCTCAAATAAAAACTTGAGCTTTTTAAACTCAGCCTCAGCTTCATCAGAGCCAGCGGTGGCGGTGACCGTGCCCGCCGCCGTGGCGGGGGCGTACTTCTTGGCTAGATGGGAGGCTTCGCGGGCGGCCTCAGGGAT